TTGTTAGCTATCTTACCGAAGGTACTTTATCATGTGATGAAGACTCATGGTCAAAAGAGCAAATTCGAAGCCGGTATCCATCTTCGATCCGTTCTTGTTGATACGCGGAGTAGAAAGGTGGAAAGAGATATGCATGCGATCTTACAACAAGCAGGTTTTCAAGATCGTGGCATGTTCAACAGGCCTGGAACTCCCGCGTACGCAAAAAGGATGTCAAGTCAAAGGAGTAACCCTTACGTTGATTCAGTGATGAAGGCCGTTCTTCATGAACAGGGTTTTCACAACATTGAAATCGATCCTGCAAATCTTTACGACCCTGAAGAGATGTTCAAAGCTCTCGCTCGTTATGAGAGTAAAGACATCGTGATTGAAGAGGACGAAGCACTGAAGAAAGCGTGGAGTGATGCCTTTGCGGCATTCGGAAAACCCAGTCAAAATAGTTGTTTACCTTTGATTTCTGATGGTAATTTAATTTCAGCGATTAAGGGTTCAAAATCAGCTGGGCTTGGGTACGTGGGTGACAAGGCAACTAACTTTCCAAATGCTCTACGCCGCTCGTATGACATTCTCAATCGTACTAAAGCACCGAATCCATGTACTGCGTTTACAAGGACAACAGCTGGAGGGAAAACTCGTTTGGTTTGGGGATATCCTCTTGATGTAACACTCTTGGAAGCTAGGTTTGCTAGGCCCTTGATTGATTATTATCTTGGTGCTCAAACACCTATGGCATTCGGGCTTCCAAAGATCCTTGTTGGTTCGATGCTCAAGTATAAGATATGTAAGAGAAAGAATGTCTACGCCCTCGATTTTTCAAAGTTTGATTCTACAATACTTGAGTACTTCATAGTGAAGGCCTTTAATGTTTTATCTTCTTGGTTCACTAAAGAGGATAGAATGAAGTTTGGTTGGCATAGGATTGTGGATTACTTTATTAACACTCCTATTGTCATGCCTGATGGTCATCTCTATGTAGGAAAGAGGAGAGGGATCCCAAGTGGTTCTTTCTTCACCCAGATGATAGGTTCAGTTGTTAACTTCGTTGTGCTCAAGTCTGTATTCTATCGACTTGGTAGTTGCATAGCTACACAACGAATCTTAGTGTTGGGTGATGATTCGATCTTTTCATGCGATGAAGATATACCTCTTGATATATTAAAGAAAGAATTTGAGAGGTATGGGATGATATTAAATTCCGAAAAATCTCGTCGTAATGAAATCCATTTCTTAGGAGCTAATTGGGAAAGCGGTTTTCCAGATATTAGCGTAGATGAAATATTGAAGAAAGCGATTTGCCCAGAAAGGCCTAGAACAGATCTCTACGTAATGAGTCAGGACAGGTATACGCGGTGGCTAATAGCTCGAGGAATCTTGGCAAATTATGCTGCATCTTATTTGTCAGGTTGGAAAGCCTATCTTCGAATGGGTTGGAAACTTTGGCACCAAGACTATGTTGAGTTGAAGTTTGAAGATGATTACAACTTCTTAACAGGTCTTGAACGTGCTAGAGCAACTGAAGACCCTGGATATTTTCGAAGTTTAGTGCGTTCCCGAATACCACTGTCTGTTCGACTTGCTAAGTAGATGGATGGATTAACGAGACCGAGTCGTTAATATATGTGAG